ACTAAAAAATCCGGTATACCGTTCTTTTAAAGACTCATTCCTAAAAACTTACTGTGGAATCCTAAGCTCTCAGGAGTTGCCATTGCTTTGCTAGCCGCTCTGGCCGCACGTTTACGCATAGCATTAGGTGTTTGGCTTACTTGCCCAGCAACTTTACCGCCAGTACGTTTTGGAGCCGGGGCAGGTGCTTGATTGCTTGCGCTCACCGGACTATTTTGAGTAGCTGGAGCTTGTTGTCCGCTTAGATTCTGAGCCATTTGACCAAATGCACCGGCGCCAGCATCGGCAGGAGCTTGAGCTTGTTGTGCAGGAGCTTGTTGTCCTTGTGCAGGAGCTTGAGCTTGTTGTGCAGGAGCTTGAGCTTGTTGTGCAGGAGCTTTTGGAGAAAGCATCTTTGTTAATCCATCTAATTCTTTTTGGATTGCTTTCATTTGTTTTTGTTTAGCTGATATCTGAGCTTTGATACTTTGAGGAGTGGGTTGAGCACCCCCTTGTTGTGCTGGAGCAGATTGAGCTGGAGCACCTCCACTCATTGCATTACTGAATCCTTGTTTAAATGCACCACCTGCTGTTTGAGCTGGAGCAGATTGAGCAGGAGCAGATTGAGCAGGAGCATTGCCATCAGGACCACCACCTATAGTATCAACACCTGCGTTGTATCCCTTTTTAATAGCTCTACCAATACCTTGAGGAACTGAAGCCACAGCACCAATGCCTTGACCTACGGCACCTAGTCCTTTACCTACAGCTGAACCAGCACTTTTAACTTTATCCCATATAGGACCTTCTTGCAATTCAGATTCTACGATAATTTCAGTAATTCTCATTTTATATTCCTCAAAGAGTGTATGATTTTATTTATACTGGTTAATGAGCTAAAGCTCATTTGTTTCTTCGATTACATCTTCGAAACAATATTATCATCGTAGATGATTTAAGTATTATCCAGATTCTATGGTCACACTTCGCCCTGCCGGGCGAAAAAAATGACATTATCCGAGTTCGACAAGTCACTTAGTGTTAGAGCAGTTACAGTGGCGGTTGACCGGTACCACGAGCTCCGTCTTCATTCAACGGCGGCTTACATATATACACTAACATATATGTAAACGTAGGGTTTTTCTCCCTTCCTTTTGCCTTTAATCCATCTTCAAACAACTAAATCGCAGGGCTTGATAAGCGATCTTCATCCTTTCGGGTAGTAGTTGAGTACTCTTGCGGCAAGAGATTTCCGTCCCTGCGATCCGAGATCCAGGTTTAGGGCGCCTGATGTTTGCTGGCGCTTGCTTGTTACCGCTTAAGGAGCCTAAATTTTAGATTTAATGTGGGAGCCATGATTTCAAACTCTGATTTAGATTTAGTCCAATTAATCATAGTTTGAGTTGATACTTTATGTGCCTTTGCGGCTTTTGAGAGTGATGTAAATGTGCCTAATGGGGTTCTAACTGATTTTGCGTTTCCGGGAATATTGCCTTTGTGAGACTCTGATAATTTCTTTTTAGTTTCTTCTGTAAAAACTTGATGCTTCCTGGCTTCTCTAACCTTTTGTTTATGCTCTTCGGTTAGAGTTTTACCTTTAGTTGATGCGGAGATTTTTTGTTTAGTTTCTTTTGAACAAACATATACTCTTCCTGCATTTGCTTTTCCTATTTTTTCTTTGTGCTCAACGGATAATTTTCTACCTAATGCAGAAGGCGGGCAATCGCCGCCTTTATTCAAATTCCACCCTATATTTTTTGTAGGACGGAGATTTTCTTCATAGATATAGCATACATCCTTTTTACCTTCAAATACAATGGTTTGAATAAGTTGATTAGAGTATTTGTTAATTACCCGAGAAAGGTAAGGATTACAATGGTTGTTAGTTTTTACATCGTTAAAATGTTCCCATAATCTTTGTTTTGGATTATTAGAAACCCCGATGTATCCTTGGCTACGCATATCGCTATGCTCTGGCAAATGAAGCCAATAGACATAGGTATGGTCACTATAAATAGACATGCTGATGATTCCTTGTAAATCGTTAGAGCAGGTGGATGTTGACGCATCGCGACCGGCAATAATATTTATCAAATCTTGCCTTTTATATGAGACTGGTGTATCCTGCAACTTATCTGTCCATTGTAATAATCATCTGATTCTAACACTTTTCTTTCAAACTGGGTTCTTGCTTCTATATAGGTGCATTCGCTTTTACTTTTACAATAAAATAATATTTCTCTTGTAAAATTTTCCTGTCCAAGAGCCGCTATATCTTTTTTAAGTTCATCTGAACTAGACCAATACTCGCGCCAGTCGGAGTCAATTTTACTCCTAATTTTCTTTTTCTTCTTGGTGCCGTTCTTTAACTTTACAGTCTTGTAGGTCGTTTTACTAAATTTTGCTAATTTTTTGCCAATATACATCTTACCCGAGACTGTGTTTGTGATCAGATATACAAATCCAACACAGTCTTCGGGGAGTTCTTCAACGATTGATCCTTGAAAGGTCCAAGACATTAAGTAGTCTTGGCCTCCTTGCGAGCATTTTTAGTTTCTGTGATTTCGTTACGGCGAGCTTTAACTGCCTTGCCCATTTCAGCTAATGCCTTACGAGCACGAGTTCCTGCCGCGCTGTTACCTTTTTCAAACTTTTCGTTCTCTGCCATGTATGCTTGATATGCGGCTAATAGTTCTGCTTGTGATGTCATTTCTTTTTTCCTTTTGGTGTATATTTGTTAACTCTACCTAGCCCTTTACTTACCCATTCGTGGAATTCGGGAGTTAATAAATTGGGATCGTTCGGAACCAATGGATATACTCCGCGGGCTCTTTGCAATATTTCTTTATTAACGCTTGTAACTATTCCAGTAAATTCTTTTAGCTTAGGTGATATATTTTTAATCTTTTTTTTGAGATCTCTCGATTTTCGTAAGTTTGGACCTTCTAAGTAATCTAAGTGAGCATTATGTAGCTCAGTAAGGGCTACAATAAGCTCTCCATAGATCTGCTTATACTTGTTTATCATACTGCTTCAACGAAGTCGATGTCGTTTGAGTAACTGGTAAAACCGTTCTCTTTAATAACTTTAAGAACATTATTAACACGACCGATCAATTCGTCCTTGTGACTAATTAGATAAATGTTTTTGTTGCGTTCACGTCCCATCTTTTTAAGAACACCGATACCTGCTTCAACACCAGCCGCATCCATGCCTGCATCGATTAGTTCGTCAATGAACAACAAGTTGATATGTTGATACAAGTTTTCCCAAACATCTCTAAACGCAAAGCTCAAACTTAAAATTAATCTGTTACGTTCTCCTCGACTTAGGTTATCAAAATCTAAATCTTGGCCTAGTTGAGTAATTTCAACAGTCAAATCGTTTAAGAATGTAACAGTATGCGGCAATCCTAACTTACTAATGTAGTATCCTAGGCGTTTGTTCAAATAAGTTAAGTTCTGATCAATGATCTTTTTACGAATAAAACTATCTTTACTGGTTAATAACTTGTATAAGAAGTCTTGATGGTCTCGCAACTTGGTCAATTCATTGATACTATCCCAACTAATTTCTTGAATAGCAGTATGTCTTAATTCTTCTATCTGTTCGCTATAGGGATTATGCTCCATAGCCTTGTCTTCTAACTGTCTTTCTAGACTTGCAAGATTATTTTTATGGCCTAATGCCTCGGATTCGTTTTCATAATATGTCTTAGGCGGCTTAGGAAGTTCGCCTATTGACAAAATTTCTTCTTGTATCTGTTTGCGCTGTGCTGTCATTTTCTGAAAATACTCATAAGCATCGTCATAATTCTTTTCAGCGGTAGCAGTCATTTCTTCATGTTTGTGATTATGAAGGTCTTGAGAACATGCAGGACAAGTTTTATTTTTTAATTGTTCTGCTTCCTTAGTATATTTGTCTAAAGTTTTCTCAGCCTGTGTGACAGCAGAATCTAATGTAGCTTTTTGTCTAGTAAGATCACGCAGTTTGTTATTGCTTTCGTTCCATTGCTTTAATTCTGTGTGTAAAACAAGTTCTTTATCAATATCTACGCCCTGCAATTCCATGATTGCACGAGCTAGCTTTTCTAAATCATCGTCTTTTTTAACATTCCATGCTTTACTCTTGATAAGCAAGCTATCAATACTCTTTTGTACATTGCTGTTAGCGGCTTTGATTGCTTCGATTTTAGCAGTTTCTTGTGTGATTGCGTCCTTAACCTCTTTAGTCTGGGTTTTTAGCAATTCTGCCTTTTCACTTAACAGAGTAATTCCTAATAATTGCTCAATAACTTCACGCTGTTCGTTTGCTTTTAGGCTTAAAAACGGCTCAGAATAGGTATTTAAAGCTACCAAATGTTTGAACATGGTATGGCTCATACCTAGCAATTGATCAATTGATTTTTGCGTTTCCCGACTATCTCCTTGAGAATCATCGTCTTTGTTTTCTTGTTCTTTATCGTCTATGTAGAACTTTAGCACGTTAGGTTTACGACCACGTTCTATTTTAAATTTGCGCCCATTCACTTCAAATTCAACGGTAACTAACATATTTTTAGCATTAGTTTTGTTGATTAAGTTTTCTTTGCGAATGTTAGTTAACGCATTACCATACAAGGCATAGCTTAACGCATTAATAATAGTAGTCTTACCTGTGCCGTTACGACTTCCGCTATCATCTCCGCCTAGGTCTAAGTTTTCGCCTAGTACCAAGGTGAGATGTTCTTTATCAAAATCTACTGCTTGCGTTTGATTACCTACACTAAGGAAGTTCTTAACTGTTATATTTTTTATTTTGAACATTATAGGTTATTGTAAATTTCTAGTAAAATGCTTGGGTCGTACGAGTTAGATTCGATGTTAACAATCTGCTCTGTGACAATTTGATCAACACTTTCAAATTTTGCTTCAGCATTATCATCGATTACTGTTTCTAAACTGTCTTTTTCTTGTATAAGACTAATTTCTCGTACATCATATTTGGAAGTAAATTCTTCCTTGATTAAATTTGCTTCTTCGTAACTAATAGGAAGATCCAAATGCACTTTAAGATGCATCTTGCTCTTCATTAATGTGGCTTCTTCGTCGAGCAATCGGCTTAATTTAAGAGTACGGAATTTAGGAGCATTATCCCAATCAATAAATTGAGGTTCTCCGTCCCATTCTAGTACCATCATACCTCTTGCGTCGTCCCACGTATCTGAGAAGTTATGTGGAAATGCGTTGCCTATGTACCAAATCTTATTTTGATTTTGTCTTTTGTGGAAGTGTCCACTAAACACATAGTCTTGATGTTCGAAGTGACTGGCTTTTAATTCGCCATGATCTGGCATTTGAACCATTGCGTTCATATAGAACAGCGGTAGTTCGAAGTGACCGAACATATATTTGCTCTTGGTCTTAGAAATTTCTTTCCATTCTTCGCCAACAAGCCACGGAACAAGTGTAACGTTACCGCTAGTCCATACACTATCTACAACTGTTACACCAGGAATGTGTCGACCAAAAGCAGAACTATGAATAGTACGCTTATCCTTAAAGAATAAATCGTGATTTCCAGGGAAC